GGGATTGTATTTTCTTCTTTCATAGCGTCAAGTGATTTCATGTATTTTCTTGCATAGTAGACAGTTTCAGAAACCTCCTTGCTGATAAATGGATACCCATATTTTCCTATCACTTCCCGAAACGTCAGCTTTGGACGTATCCAATCCACATTGTCGAAACCCTTTACGAACGCTCTTATTTCCGGGTATTCAAGCCCTGTGTCAACAAATACAGCTCTAATGTTCGGGTACAATTTTCTTGCAATATTGAGAAGAACCGTACTGTCTTTTCCTCCTGAGAAAGAGATATACACACCATCCTCGCCGTACTCATCTACCCATTCCCTAATTCTCCGCTGTGTCATTCTGACTTTTGCATTAAGCGACAAGGACTGCATCTGGTAGAGGTCGGATATAACGTGTTTGTTACCCACTTCTCTGTTTCTCCTTTCTGGTGTTACATATAAGTTGCTTCTTTGAATACGAATGTGTCCTCAGAGTCTACCTTTTCCGATAACTCTCTCAGGCGCAGATCGTTGGAGCTGTAAATCTTTTTCTTTTTCATATCAGCCACAAAAAACTCCTGCCCTGCCTGAATGTACTCTCCGACTTTGCTCTTCCGGCAAATCTCGTAGGAAGCATACTCAGTCTCTTTATCGTCTGTCTGTTTTTCCTTTGCGGTTTTTCCTAACATACCGATTTTTCTCCTTTCTTTCACATTTTTGTTTGTCTGACTAAACATTTTCTACAAAAAAATTTAATGCAATCCGTCAGACCATCTATACAGAATAACGGCGGTATCTTCGTTAGGATAAGAAACTCCCAAGAATTTGCCATTAACTGTTTCGCAAGCCTCTGTTACTCTATCCACGAATTTATTGAAGTCCTCTTTCACTGTCATATAATCGTGAAATCCCATTGTTCCCTCGTCTCTTTCGTGGCTTTCTCTCATTACTACCATCTGTTTTAATTTCTGCATATTGCCTCCTATTTCTTTACCTTGCAGTCTCTATATACATCCTCTTTTCCGATGAATAACTGCCCTAAGATTGCAACCAGAACATTTACCACGATACTGTTTCCGGCCTGCTTATAAAGCTGTGTGTTACTATTTACTTTCTCCGCCTTATGGAAATCTGCATCTGAGAAATCCATCAGCCGCCAGCACTCTTTTGGAGTGAGCTTTCTTATGCGGTACTCTGTGTAAACCTTTGAGTTCGCATCTCCATGCGTTCCGGCGGTCAGCGTTGGAGAATTGCCATTATCAGAATAAACAGATCCGCATTGACTTCCCTCGTTGGAAATCTGCCCTACCTTTGCCATTTCTGTACTCCTTTCCGTGAGATTGTCGCTATGCTGCATACCGTCCTGCCCCCCGAACAATTCTTTCAATACGACAAATCCCCATGCTTTGGGATGTAAGTGTAGGGCATACATGGCCGCCGCCTTGCACTCTTCCGCGCCGTAATTTACTTGTTGGGTATGAGAAATCCGCAACTCCTCCAATCTCACATTCGATATAGCCTTTCTGTGTTGCCTGCCGGATGCCTACATACTCTCTATCCATCATCCACCGTCCTTATTTCCAAAACATAATTGTCTTTTTGGACGGAAGTAAGTGTGTTGCACAACCCCTCTGAGTTCGGTTCTAACCGCTGCTCCGTAGGTGCGCCTGTGGTTCTGTCCGATGGATTGTTTGGGTTTCGCCCTCTGCTTGCAACAATGATTCTTTCAACCACGTTTCCGCCTCCGTCTCTGTTATTATGCAAGGTACAGTACCCCCCCACTCGTAATCGCCGGAGCTATGCCTCCGGTATCATACACTCGCCCTTGGTTTGGGTTCTCCCTCGTGGAAGTGGGGAGAATATTGCCTAACCTCTTAATCCCGGTCTGCAATATCTTCTTTCCTTTCCTTGATTTCTAATATCTTTGGTTCTAAATTGCCCCCCCCACAAGTGTTTAAGGTCGGGGCAATTCCGTCTACGGAATAAATTCTTCCGCTCTGAGGATTATCCCAACTCTTTCCTACGGCGATATTCCCCAGTTGTATGCAGCGTACCTTATTTGCCATTTCATAGTTCCTCAATTACATATTTCAAATGTTTGTAGTCGCTCGCCAATAGGGTAGGACATATCATTTTGTACAATGCTTTATTGTATGGGTCGTAGATTCCACAAGCACTTTCGGAGGATCTTTGTAGTCTGTTGCCCTTATTGCTTGGCAAATACCCCCCCCGATAAAACTCGGACCCTGTCCTGGACTTCTTTTTCCGGGTTCAGTGAGCCGACTACGATTATTCTGTCTGCCATTTACTTTTTCCTCCACTAAAACTTTCGGTGGATCTTTATAATCCGTTGCCGACAATGCCACTGATATGCCATCCGGGGACATTATGCGTCCTCTTTCTCCGCCTGTTCCCGTATGAGCCACAATCAACGGCCGGCTCATGGTTCGTCTGAGCTATCTACTTCTGTAACACCGCATCCCAATGATGCCGGTCTACTGAGCCTCTGCCCCCCCCTAACGGTTTTTGAGATGCCGTCTAACTGACCGCTCTCTCGCAAGTCCTTGATGAGTTTCTGCGCCTTTTCGGAGTTGATATAATACTTTTCGTCTACCTCGTCCTCCAAATAATCTTTCATTGTCTTATCCAGTGGAACCGGCTGCGGAAATTTGTAATTATAATCGCCCAGAATAGATACCATGAAGCATCGCTCTCTGTTCTGCGCCACGCCGTAGTCCTTTGCATTGAGGATCTGCGTATAACACTTATATCCCTTGCTTTCAAGGAAGCTGCACCAGCTATGAAAATCATCTATGTTGTCCGCACTGATAACCTGTGGCACATTCTCCATGAGAAGTATCTGGGGAAGATTTTCTGTCTCATTCAGAAGCCTTTCAACTTCCCACAGTAACCCGGAACGTGTTCCTGATCCTTTTTTCATTCCTCGCATCTTTCCGGCGAGTGATAAATCCTGGCAAGGTCTTATGGAAACGAATACGTCATAAGGTAGGTGTATCTGTCAGTATTCGTTATTGCCAGATCACCCCCCCTCATTGAGCAAATGTTGACAAGGTTGTGCGTGGCTTTTATGTTGTTGTAACATTCTCTGCGCCATGCGTCACTGTATGAATGACTCCTTATCTGCTCTTCCGTGAGAGGTTTCTTTCCATCCACGGATATTCCCAACTGAGTAAGTGCCTGTATAACATCCTCAGAACTCATTTCTGCGCTGTAATCAGTATCATCGTCCGCCATGTGAATAGCTTTGTATGATGCCGTGGCGTGCATTTCCCATTCAGACATAAGGTAATGTTCAAACGGTACGCCAAGATTACGAAGTGCCATCGCCTGAGAACCAACCCCGGCAAACAATTCTATCAATCGCACCGGGTTGTCAGTCTTAAATGTTGGGTACATTAAATCAAACATTGAAATCTGATCCACTCGTTTTCTCCTTTCTTTGATTTTTTATCATGCAAAATCTCGCATAATTAAGCTGCCGGAAGTAATCATTATTCGCATTTTCCCACATTGCCGGTAAGGTACTCAGCCGTGTTTCATAACACTTATCGCACACCTTTTTCCCTTTCATTGTTGGATTTTTGCCACATATATAGCAAATGCCGTAGTCCGGTCTCTCTGAACGTGACAAATCGCATCGGTTTTTGTCTCTGTAATTTTTCAGATACGCCCTGCATCTCTGGCATAAACCACCATTCTGTGATTGATGTTTTCCGCATCTGGGGCATAGTCCGTTTTCGATGCGTGTCTGTTTTAACTGCCTTTTCCTCAGCCGATCTTTCTCTTTCTGTTCATCGGTTTTCCCTTTTTCCGAATAACTATCTTGAAATTGACCCAAGCACTCATAACATAGCTTTTTGTTAGGTTCTGCTGGATTTTTCCCACAATGAGTGCATATCCCAATCCTTTCATGGTATTTTCGATTCTGCTTGCGTAATTCAGAATTTCTTGCCGCACATTCAGGGCACATGGATCTTTCCGGCGTTGGGTTTTCTTTGCCACACTTCGGACACAATCCTCTTTCCCTCATCTCTTTGTATGATAATTTTCTCAATCCATTTCAGAGGTTCCCAGGATTTATGCGCGCTGCCCTTTCCTCCGTCTATTTTCTACCGAACTTCTCATACATTTCATCCAGTCTCTTTCTGGTTTCGTTTGACATACCGGATGGTGGTTCGGCCTTTTCCTCCGGCACTTCAATTTTTTGCATTTCTATCTGTGGGTCTACTGCTTTTTCCATAAGTGCTGCGTGTTTCTTCCCCATATCGGCTATGAGCATCCTTACATTCTCCGGCAGACGTGCCTCTTCTTTCATCCGCTGCACCGAAGTCCGATAGTTCCTGATAAAGTGCGACTGTTCAATGGTTGCCACTTGGTCTGAATCCATCAACGCCCACTCTTTGAGGTTTGCCGCCGTTCCGACAGCTCTTTGGCACGCCTCCGGCAGTTTTGCAAATTCCTCTTCTGAGTTGTAACCGGAGTTCCTTAACGCCCTCTGTACCAACGCCCATGCCTGCAGTTCGCTCATGCTTTCTTCCGCCGGAGCAATAATCTCCGTTGCTTTAGTGCGAATATCTGCGATGGTTGGAGGAAAACGTTCACTCGTCATGTACTTTTGTATTGCCAAGTTTGCCTGCTCATACGGAAGATCTTGTAATAATCCATACCACACATCGAAAGCGTCTTTATCTGGTATGAATGTCGGCTGTGCGTAGACCGCTTTCATAGCTTTTACCAAAATCTTAAATTCTTCTCTTTCCATTACCAGCCATCCACATCCTTTACTCTGTTTCCAATGCGATCTCCGCTATTTCTGTATGCAGAAGATGATTGCAATTTATCCCAAATAATGCCTTTCCATCCATTCGACATACATTCATCAATAAGATTGCATACGGCAGTATCTCCATAGACAGAGACCTTATTGGCAACCTGTTTTAACAACGACTTCATGCCCTGTTCCTTATATCCGTCTTTCCGTTCCGTCTTATACTTGAACCATTCGCGAAGTTTATCTGCCATTACATCAGATATGGTGTACTCAGGGAGAAGCCTTTCAAAAATTGATTGGGTAGTTTCCCTCTTTCCCCCTTTTTTATTTTCTTTCTCTAACTCTTTCTCTAACTCTTTCTCTATGTTACCTTTTTGAACATTAACGTTACTCTCTGTTACACGTTCGTTACATTCAGCGTTTTCGGGTGTCTCGGTGGGTTTTGTCTTGTTTTTTTCTCTCTCCCGATACTCCCTAACCCTCTGTGCGGATGCCGATTCAGACCCAATCATTTTCAGAGATTTTGGTAAAAATAGTGTGCCGTCACTTTCCGTAACCACAAGCTGTAATTTTGAAAATTGTTGTAACGCTTGTGTAACAATCTGTAACGCAAAACCGGATGCTTCCGCCAACATTTCTGCGTCATACGGAATATCTTCGGAAAATCGCAGTTTGCCCTCATGGTCGATTGACTCTGTAATCATCCATATATAGAACATAACCAAAAGATCGCCATTATCCTTTGCTCTAAGTATCTTGATATAGTGTTTTTCAAAGAAGTTCCGGGGCATTTTGAGCCAAAAATACTTTTTCTCAGCCATCGAACGGTCCTTTCTCTATCTCTTCAAGGAATATCTCAATCCTTGGGTTTTTCTTATCCACATAGAAGTCATGCGTAAAGTTTTCGATTTCTTTCCATCCATCGTTTTTAATCACTCCGCATTTCTGTAAAGCATCCTGGAAAACTTTGTCTGCAAAGGAAAAAATATTGCCCTTGTCACGCTGTTTATCCGGCTCATAGAAGTTGTAATGAATGATGATAGGGTTTGTAATCGTAAGTCTCGGCAACTGTGTCCTGATAGCGTTACACACGATCATCTGGTAATCTCTTTTCATTTTTGCACCCATCTGAGGATGCCTTGCACACTCATGTAGGTAATCGTTAAGATCCGGTAAGGTTCTGGTTCTGCCGTAATAATTTCCTTTGATAACAACCTTGTGCATCCCTAAGCCCTCCTTTCTTTCATTATGGGTGGAGCCGCCGGAATGACGGCTCCTGGGTAATTTAACAAAAGATCCTTGTCAGGGGTTTATACCATTTAACTAATCGAATTTCTTAAAAGGAGGTAAACCGTTTGTGTGTTCTGCGGTTTTCGTGACATATTTTCCTCAGAGACCAATCTTAGGAGATAATTGCAGAAACATATTTACGGGTTACGATTATTTAGGAAATCACGAAAATGTTTGATACATCCGCAAGTTCTTTTTCGAGATACGCTTTGATGTTGGCTTTCGCCTCATTCTTCCATGCGCCTCCGTCTGCCTCAAATAAGGCACAGGTAACGCCATAGCGATCATTGTCCTTTACTCTGAAAATAAAGTTACTCATAGGCTGTGCAACTTCTGTAAAGGTTCTGTACGGCATCAGGCGGCAAGGACTCGGAACTTCAACTTCCTGCAGAGAGGCAACGCCTTTCTTGATTGCTGCTTTCTGTCCTACTCCGGTGTCTCCGTATTCCGCAACAGTGCCAGCCTTAACATTTCCGGCAAACTGTAAGATGATCGGCTTATCATTTGCCTCAGCATCCTCGTTTAAGAACTTGGACTGCACACCGATAACAAACTCTTCGTTTCCAATGAACTGACCGAATGAAAACTCCGGGATCTCTGCTTTGACAACTGCCAGTGTTTCTCTCTGGCGGTCTGCATCCAGACTGGAAAACAGACGAACCTCAGTAGGAGATACCACCTGGGCGATGTACTGTCCGTCCTTGAAATCTTCTGTGCTCTTTTTGATAAAATCTACAAGGCTGCTCAGGGTGTTCATGGTAATTCCATCCGCTCTGAGTTCCTTGCCGATCATGGTCATATTCTTATCTACATAGGTTCTTCCCTCAATCGACTTAATATGAGGTTCGTCAAGGGAAAGGATTTTCTCAATAGCTGCTTTTAACATATCTTCCTCCTATTACTGTACGATCTGCCAGTCGTCTGCCAACATATCTGCCTGAGATGCAAGCCATCCCATCTGTACACCGGATGTTCCGACAAATGCGATTGCTTTGTTTCCGATGGCATCATGTTCGCAGTTCACAATATTGCCATCGGCGTTTTTGTAGCTGATATTAGTTGCAAGTTCAATGTGCTGGTTCTTTCCGTTCCATCCCTGCCTTGCAACTTTCTTGCCAGACTTCATCTCTTCTATTGCTTTTCCAAAATTCATAATGTCCTCCTTTAATCATTAACCGCTTTCAGGCTAATAACCTTGTGTTCGGTTTTCTGTTCCGGTTGTTTTTCAATAACCTCTCCGGTTTCAGGATCACAGCCAAGTTCCTCTGCCGTTACCGGTTTTTCTTCCTCAACTTCCTCCGGGTTCATGCTCATACCACAATCGTCCAAAGTGAGCTGACCTTTGATCGCACCTTTGGAATGTTCAGTAAGGGTTGTAACACCACTTCTGAAATCCTTGTTGATGAACAACTGAGTTTTCAGTCCCATCTCAGGAGCTAACTTAACGGAAGTCTGTACCTCAACGGAAACATCCTCTCTATCATCCTCACTAGGAGTAAGAGTAATCTTTACATCAAGGACACGTTTCTTCTTTGCATCAGTGTTCAAATCCAGAATGTTATCTGAGATTTTCGCTAACGCTCTGTCGATACGTTCTTGAACGCCTCCGGCACACATGGATGCCAATGTAAGTTTCTCTGCCACTGTTTTCACTTCCTTTCTAAAGAATTATTTATAATAAGCGTATCGCCTACTATACGAATGTTTTTCCGTATCTTCTCCGAAACATTTCCTTTGCCTCGTTTTTATCCTTGGCTTGTCCGGTAGATACCATTTCAAGCTCATACGCCAACTGTGCAATGATATGGCTCATTACTTTCATTTCCTTGTTGTGATGAACACTCATTCTACTTGAATTGTGATGGTCCGGCGATAAAGGAACCCACAGACCATCCTCGTCTGCATGGTTCCTGTTCGCCCCACCCATCAAATGGTGTCTCTCGACACCGTAAGAGCCGTCTATCATATCGTAATCAGCGTATTTCATATCAATTACGATTGAATCTTTCATTAAATCTCTCCCATCAGCATATCCATGGAGACAGGACCATCCAGAATCTCAGTATCGGCGCAATAATCGCATACCTCACATCTAAGTGGCTCAATGTCTCCATCTTTAATGCGTTGGATTTTCACGATATTGTTTTTGACCTCTGCCAGTTTTTCATCCATCATCAGCGGTGGAACTTCAATAACCTTGATTCTCGGATGAGGAATGTTGTCTGTCTTATCCTTGCTGACAGCACAAATGTAAAACGGCAAGAGATCACCTGTATTCTGTCTGTAAATCTCTCTGTACACGGCAGCTTGCAAATCATATCCCCACCATTCGCAGAAATTGAGTCTCTGCCCCAGGTCCTTTGCGTAAAAGGTTTCTGTTATGCTCTTTACTGTTTTGAGATCAGTGATTCGTCTGCCGTCTGCACTGTCAATTTTGATTTTGACAGGAACTCCCTCAATTTCTCCGGTCATAATAACCTGTTTATCTCCGGCCATGTACTGCATGAAAACTGGATCTTTCACGGCACGGTCAATCATAATTGAGGCCTGTTTGTATTCGGATTTCAACTCTCCGGCGGTTTTACCTCTGGATGAGAAGATTTCCGGGTGCTGTGCGGAAAATGTAGGAAGTGTACCCTCAAAGTAGGCATCCACATAGGAGCCTACCATTAACGCAGTTGTGGTTACTTCCTCAACTTCTCCCCGGAGCTTTGCCATAGCGTATGCTTCACAACCCATTTTTCCGGTCGTGCCGTTGAACTCTTTGTACTGAGAAACGGACACATACTGCATATTGGCTTCTTTGGTGTAATAGTTCTCCGGGGTAAGTTTAAGAAGATTACTCATCTACTTCCTTGAATGTTCCGTCAATCACACCATCAGAACTCTCATCTGCGTTATGAGAACTCTGATCGTGAGACTGGTAAATGTCCTGTGCCTGGTACTTCTCTTTCGGTTTTTCCTTAACATCAAATGCCGAACCATCTTCAAATGCCTGACACTGTTCTGCGGTATCAAAGTTAAGGTCAATCAACTTACACAGTCGGCGGAGAACTGTTTTCTTACACATCTCTCCGTAACTTTCTTTCCAAGCCTTACTATTTGCTGCCTTTGAGAATGTCTGTCTGGTATGTTCAATGTCCTCTTTGCTCATTGTGTCGTACATCATGGAACCGTCTTTGTAGAGGACTACCGCAAATGCACCGATAATCTCTCCGTTTGAAAAAGTCTTAGGTCTGAAATTGACATACTGCTTACCGTTTTCAATTACTTCCTCAAACTTATCTCCCTCGCGGACTACCTTTGCGTAAATGTCCTGAATAGGATTGCTCGAATATCTCTTGCACAGCTTGATCTCTCCCTTGTAATCAGTCTGAAACTGACACTGATTTCCGTAAGGAATTGCGTAACACTCTCCATTGAAAAAATCGAGACCGAGAAACGCTCCTTTTAAGAGTGTTCGCACAACGGTCGGTGCTTCGCATTTTGAGAAATCAGCTTGTCCGTCCTGCAGAACCGTCATGCAGTTCTGTAAAAATCTCTGCTTGTTGAATTTCTCCGGCAGAGCTGCAACCTGTTTTTCAAGGCTTTCGTCCAGTCCTTTATGAACTGCAACTAAATAATTTGTGTCTTTTGTTGCCATAAATAACCTCCTTGTATTTTTATGAATCTGCCTACCAAGAAAAGGCTATGGCAGGCAGATTATTTATTTTATTCGCTATCGTCTGTACCCCCCCNNTCGAAACCAAATTTCTTTTTCATCAAATCAGTGAGCTTTATTGTCTGCTCAGACATAATATCTTTGATGAGGTTGCTGGTTTCCTCCGCCCACTCCATTCCACCGTCAATATCTTCGAGAAATGCCTTATTTCCAGAAGAACTGCAACTGATTGATGTAGGCGTTACGGTCACTTCACAAGTGAATGGATGGATTTCAATGTCTTTCATATCATCCATAATGTGTTTGAGTGCCATCATTGCCATAAGTGCGTCAAAGTTATCATTCTTTCCTGCCATAGTGTTTCCTCCTACAGTTCAATAACTGTTAATTCATTGTTGCTTGTGGTTCTGGTTGCTATGAATTGCAACCCTTTCTTTTTGCACTTCTCATAGAGACGTGTGCGGTTTTCCTCAGACAGTTTCTCAGTACCATCAATGAGGATGATCTGTAAGCCGGACGGATTCTGAATTGCCACATCAATGCAGAGATCCAATTTTTCTCCCTCAGAGAGATTACTTACCGGAAGTCCATTGATAAGAGGTATTCCGTCCTTGACAGATAATCCCTCAATCGGGATTTCTGCCGTTTCCAGAATTGTTCCCGGAAGAGTTCTTGCCAGCTCAATCTTCTCTGTCAGAGAATTGGACTCTTTCTGCAAGGTGGCTACTTCCTCCTGAATAGACAACATTCTGCGCCATTCATTGATATGGCCTTTCATCTTCTCCGTCTCATTGGCCTTTGCCATGAGATCGTCAATAGGTGTGATTTCCATATCTGCGTATTCTGCATAGGACTGTTCCTCAGCCTCATACTTGGAAACGGCAGCCTCATACTCAGCACTGATAACTTTTGCCTTATCTTCCTTTGCTCCTGAGAGACCGGCTTTCTTTTCTTCCAGATTTTTAATCTGTTCTTTCAGTTTTGCCAGTTCACTCTCGATGTTCTTCTCCTGTGAAGCCATCTCTCTGTCGAGTGCAGCCAGTTTCACTTCCTTGTCTGCCTGAAAACCTCTGATTTTTCCATCGTGGCTGTCTCTGAGACGTTTTGCCTTTTCAATGGTTTCATTATTTTTACGAATCTTCTCAATCTCCGTATAGAGTTCTGAGAGGTTTTCTTTCTCCCATCTCTCTCCGTCATAGTCGATAGGAAGAGAACTTCCAATATCGGCAATAACAGCTTTCTTGGCGCGAATGTCCCGGTTTACATCCTGTCTGTGCATGAAGTAGTAACCGTTTTCTGCCTGAATGTCATTCAGAACTGCTAAAATGTTCTGTTCGTAATTCACATCCGGCGGCAGCTCTCCGAACCATTCTTTGATTGTGTCAAGGTTCCAATCGTACTGAATCATATCCAGAATCGTTGCATTTTGTGTTTTCTTATCCATAGAGATGAACTCCATAGGAGAAAGCTGCAACGGAGTGAATATGGTTTTCAGAAATGTTTCAGGGCTGGGGACAACATTGCCGTTCTGCTTTACAGATTTATAATCCGTCATTCCCTGTCTCGGTTTTCTGTCTATGGAGAGACCACTATCTGTCTCAATGAAAATCTCTCCCTCTGTCTCTCCGTTTTTGATAATGTACTCACGGTCTGATGCGTTGGTAAGGGCATATCTGATTGCATCAATAACGGATGTTTTACCGGTTCCGTTATCTCCGACAAGTTCAATATTCTTACCGTCTCCGCTCCATTCCTTGATTCCGAAAAGACTCTTAATCGTGATTTTTGAAATCTTCATGGTGGATTTTCCTTTCTCTGTTTATGGGGTTCGGCAATGCCTTACCCCTAAACCGCTACTGAATTACTGTTACGTTGGATGCCTGCGGTCCCTTGGTTCCGTCAACAACATCAAATTCTACGGGCTGCCCCTCTACGAGAGTCTTGTAACCGTCCATCTGCAATGCGCTGAAATGGCAGAACACGTCAACTCCATCTTCGCCTGTAATGAAACCATAGCCCTTTGCGGCGTTGAACCATTTAACTGTACCTTTTCTCATGGTGCGTCTCCTTTCCTTAAAAAATATCTATTAAACAATCCTTGCGGATGCTTAACCTATACCAAGTCGTTCTTTCTCCTGATCCAAAAGGTGGCGATATATGTAAAATCCCCACTTGGATTTACCCTCTCGCTTTATGGCATATCCAATAGGCAATTTCTCCCTTTTCATAAGTTCACGGAGCGTAATCACATCCATTTGCAACTCTTTTGCTGCATTTTTTGGTGTTACTCTCTCACTGTTCATTGCTTCTTACCTCATTTTGTTCGTTTTGCTGTGCCTTAGTTCGTTGTGGATTATCCTTTTCATGTTTGCTCGACTAAACTTTTTGGGTAAAAAGTTTGCTGACAGGGACATTCAAAGCCGCCGCCAACGATTTCAGAGTACCGACCATAGCCTCATGCTCTTCGTTGTTTTCAAGCAGAACTATGGTTGTTCTGCTTACGCCAGACATTTGAGCTAACTGTTCCTGGGTAAGTTTCTTCTTTTCTCTAAGTTCTCTGATTCGATACGCCATTACTGCGCCTCCTTTCTTTGTCCGATGTTTGCTCGACTGAACAATTTGAGTATAGCCGACTAAACATTTATTGTCAAGCACATTTTACAAAAAAATTGACTTTTTGTTCCGTGCATTGTATAATGGACTAAACATTGAAAGGAGGTTTTCTTATGACATTAGGGCAGATAATAAGGGCATATAGAGAAGAAAATAGCATGAGTATGGATAGATTTGCGAAAGCTAGTGGTTTGAGTAAAGGTTACATATCCCAGCTTGAAAATAATCTCAATCCGAAAACGGGAGAACCGCCTGTTCCGTCCATGGCAACAATAAAGAAAGCGGCAAATGGAATGTTTATGAGTTTCGACGAACTTTTTAATCAATTAGATGATAATATGAAAGTATCTGTTTCTCCTGAGAAAGTGAGGATGGCTAAGAAAGCAATCCGCATACCGGTTCTTGGTAATGTGGCTGCCGGAATACCTATTGAAGCCATTGAGGATGTTATAGATTATGAGGAAATATCAGAGGAATTGGCTCATACCGGAGATTTCTTCGCTCTAAAAATAAAGGGAGATTCAATGGAACCTCGTATCTGCAATGGGGATGTTGTGATTGTCCGCAAACAGAACTATGCAGAATCAGGAGATCTTGTCATTGTGTTAGTCAATGGAGACAGTGCCACTTGCAAAAAGTTGGCAAAGTTCCCTAGTGGAATCAGACTCATTCCTTTTAATCAGACCTATGAGCCTATGTTCTATTCAAATGAGGAAATTGAGAATAAGCCAGTGAGAATCATTGGCAGAGTCGTTGAAAACCGACAGAAATACTAAAATAGAAAACCGCCTCTGCTACCAACAGAGACGGTATCTATAAACACACACCGGAAAGCCGATGTATGCTCGTCTGAACACCTTGCATTATATCATCTTCCCGGTAGAAAAACAATATACCGGGCATTTTTACGCCCATTTTTAGGAAAAAGGAGGATGATATTATGCGTCTGCCAAACGGTTACGGTAGTGTAATCAAACTAAAAGGCAAGAGGCGTAAGCCTTATGCCGTCCGAACTTCTGAAATTTCTGAATTTGTAGAAATTGATGCTCCGAAAGAACCGCCGTCAAACATTCTGAGAGATTTTGTCCGATACAATTTCAAATGGCAATGGAGAAAACAGGTTTGGTCTGCCATCTCATCGGAACCAGTGTTGTCATTCGCTGAGGATCTTATGCAGGAAGAGGGATATGAGTATTCCATCTCCTACCGTCAGACATTTAAGTACCTTGAATATTTTGCCAAACAGGAGCACGCCTACTCTTACTTATCTGAATTGAATAATGCGGATGTCGTTGCGGAGCACATCAGATATGCCGAGACTCCCACATTTGCAGAGATGTACGGGAAGTGGAAAAATTATAGGAAAGCTCTGCCGGACAAAATATCTTCAAACACATGGAGAAACTACGAAATTGCCTTTAATCATCTGTCCGATCTGCACCACAAGAAATTTAATGCTCTGCGGACTGATGAAGTCCAGGAATGTATCAACAAATGGACCTGTAAATCAAATTCCACCGTTTCTAATATCCGAACCGTTCTCAATAATCTGTACAAGTACGCCCTGATGAACAACTATATAGAAAAAGATCTGTCACAGTTTTTTGTTTACTCATGGGTAAACCCGGAAGAACAGATTCATAGCAGATACACGAATGAGGAGATTGCAACCTTGTGGAGCAAACTGTATGTGGTAAACAATGTTGACCTCATCCTCATTACAATCTATACAGGTCTGCGTCCTACCGAACTGTTAGAGATAACCACGGATAATGTGCATCTGGACGAACAATATATGATTGGAGGAATGAAAACAGAAGCCGGAACAGACAGAGTTATTCCTATTGCAGACAAAATCCTGCCTCTCGTAAAGAACCGGTACGATGCCAACCGTAGATTTCTGGTAAACAACAAATATGGCAATCACTACACATACGGTTCCTATGTTAGTGCGAATTTCAATACAGTTATGAATAAGCTCAACATGAAACATCTTCCCCATGATGGCCGGCACACGTTCGCATCTCTCATGGATGATGCCGGAGCGAATGAGGTTTGCATCAAACTCATAATGGGCCACAGCATGAAAAACAATGTCACAAAGGGAGTGTACACACATAAAACCACACAACAGCTTATTGATGAAGTCAACAAAATTTAA